ACTGGGAACCATCCGTGACTGGGTATGATGATCTCAACAGTTTTGAAAGGAGATTTGAACCAGAAGAGTGTGGTCTGTTTATTTTCCCTGCTCATGTAGATCACTATGTAACTCCATCACTTTCTAGTGAGGAAAGATATAGTATCTCATTCAACTACAATCTCGATGGCAAGTTCTTCGGTGATTGTAATAACCATCTCACTATTGAAGTTAAATGATGACTCCAGAGGAGAAGGAACTCAGATCAATTTATAATTACTATAAAGATACCAAGATGGGTTTCTTCACTAAAGACGGATATGCTGCCGTTCCATGTGGAAAAAATGCAAGAATGATAGTTTATGAAGGAGAAGTCTTACATAAATGTCTCAACGATGACACTGCAAAAAATTGGATTGCACGACATAGGAAAAGGAGAAAATGACTAGAATTTTAGTAACTGGACACAATGGATTTATTGGTAAGGAAGTGTTCGCTTCTCTAAGAGAAGTTTTTGGATACACTGTTCAAGGTTTGGATAGACCAGATGACATCGGAGACTTTGTAGGTCCTTCTGGTATGTTTGCAGAACATTGGGATTGTATCATACACCTTGCAGCCTATGCTGCACTGAGAGATAGTGTGGATAACCCACAAAAGTTTTGGGATAATAATGTAGAAAAATCCAAACCTATCTTTGATTATTGCAGACAGAATAATGTGAGATTATTGTATGCAAGTTCTGCTGGAGCAGAAGAATGGTGGAGAAATCCTTATGCTACTACAAAGAAAGCAAACGAACTCATGGCACCACCCAACAGTGTGGGTATGAGGTTCTTCAATGTATGGGCAGAGGAAGGAAGTAGAGATGATATGTTATATGAAATGTTGAAACAGGGGACTGCGAGATACTTAACAAGACATAAAAGAGATTGGATTCATGTCTTGGATGTGGTCAGAGCAATTCATTATTTGATCACCAGTACATATACAGGACCGATTGATATTGGAACTGGAGAGGCAACATCTGTATTAGATCTTGCCGAGTCTATGGGTATGAGTCACCTCCCTATTCAAGAGTGGACACCTAATGAACCTGATGAGTTATGTGCTGATGTAAGACCTATGATGGAGCTCGGTTGGTTTCCAACTGTGAACATTCTTGCACAAACCGCTAAGGTTTGATACAATAAATAAGATGAAGTTTATTTCAAACTTGTATGGATAAGAAGACAGCACTAGTATTGGGTGCAGGCGGCTTCATTGGAAGTCACATGGTAAAACGACTACGATCAGAAGGGTATTGGGTTCGTGGCGTTGATATTAAGTACCCCGATTTCTCTATGAGTGCTGCCGATGATTTTGTTCAAGGTGACCTCAGAGAAGTAGGACTTGTAGCACAAGTCTTAGATGTAAATGGAGATTCTTTTGATGAGATCTACCAGTTTGCTGCCGACATGGGTGGTGCTGGATACATCTTTACAGATGAACACTCTGCTGACATCATGCACAACTCAGCAACTATTAATTTGAATGTTCTGAACGAACAAGTTCAACTTAATAGGTTACTCGGTACAAACAAAACTAAGATCTTCTATTCTAGTTCTGCTTGTATGTACCCAGAACATAATCAATTAGATCCTGACAACCCTGATTGCCGTGAAAATTCCGCCTACCCAGCAAATCCAGATTCAGAATACGGATGGGAAAAACTCTTTTCGGAGAGACTGTATTTTGCCTATGCTCGCAACTACAACCTTGACGTTTCTGTGGCTCGTTATCATAACATTTTTGGTCCTGAAGGGACTTGGGATGGTGGAAAAGAAAAAGCCCCTGCAGCCATCTGTAGGAAGGTCGCATCTCTACCAGAAACAGGAGGCACCATTGAGGTGTGGGGAGACGGTTTGCAAACTAGATCGTTCCTTTACATTGATGAGTGTATCGAAGCAACTCGTAGGTTGATTGATTCTGACTTTGAAGGACCTGTAAACATTGGTTCTGAAGAGATGGTCACTATCAATGAGTTGGTAGAGACTGCTGCTAAGGTATCTGGAAAGGTTGTAAAGAAAGCACACAAACTTGATGCACCTCTAGGTGTTCGTGGACGTAACTCCAACAATGATCTCATTCGTGAGAAACTTGGATGGGATTATTCACAGACTCTTGAAGAGGGTATCGCCAAGACTTATGCTTGGATCTCTGAACAAATTAAATCTCGCCAACATGGCGTAGTTGATATTACATCAAAGGAACTAGAACATGCGAAAAGTAACTAAGAAGAACATCAAACTTGATAAGGATGCAATCAAAACTCTAGATGTTTCTCATCTTGCAGAACAATCACTCAACCCAAATGACTGGCTTTCTGCTGGTCAGAGTGAATACAGATTGTATTCTTGGTTATCCACACAGTTTAATGACTCTATTATCTTAGATGTTGGTACAAGGACAGGTGGATCTGCCCTTGCACTTTCATACAATGATAAAAATAAAGTTATTAGTTATGACCTAGTTGAGCAAGGTGCAACAGAGGGAATCAAGAAAGATAATATTGAGTTCAAGATTCAAGACTTTAGAACTGATGACTTGAATTGGGATCATGTTTCTATTATAATGATTGACGTTGACCCTCATGATGGGACAGCAGAGGAAGAGATGTTTGAATACCTAGAAGAGAAAGGATGGTCTGGTATCGTTCTTCTCGATGATATCGGTCCTCAATGGCCTGAGATCGAAGACTTCTGGAACAGAATCACATTCCCTAAAATTAATGTTACTGAGGTTGGACACATGAGTGGTACTGGTCTTGTCAATTTTGATGAGAAACATTCCGTTGCTTGGCTTTGATGGAGGTCGTCATTACAAAAATGGATTATGAAGACATGTATTATGAGCAAAGAGCTCGTAAGATATTGGTGCTAGGATCTGGTGGTCAAGTTGGAGCATATCTGACTGACTACCTTAATCGTATGGGGAATGAAGTCCTTGAGTTTGATATCACTAATGGTAGTGAACAGGACATGACAGTCATTCCAAATGGTGAACTTGAAGCCAAAATTTATATGGCAGATTTTGTGTACTTCCTTGCCTTTGATGTAGGGGGATCACACTATCTTAAAAAGTATCAACATACTTTTCAGTTCATAGATAATAATACAAGACTGATGGCAAATGCTTTTGGTCTGCTTGAGAAACATAAGAAACCATTTGTATTCGCATCATCACAGATGAGTAATATGTCTTACTCTCCCTATGGTGTGTTGAAAAGAGTTGGTGAACTTTATACCAAGTCTCTTGGTGGATTGATCGTCAAGTTCTGGAATGTATATGGTATTGAGAAAGACATGGACAAAGCACATGTCATTACAGATTTCATCCGTAAAGGGTTTGAATCTGGTGATATAGATATGATGACAGACGGAACTGAAGCAAGAGAGTTTCTTTATGCAGAAGACTGTTGTGAAGCGTTGGAGACTGTTATGGAAACATACCATGATCTCCGTTCAGACGATGAACTTCATATTACTACTGGTGTTTATACAACTGTGTTGGAGATTGCGTCAGAAATTAAGTCATTATTTTCTGGTATTGGGAAGGAGATCACGGTTACGCCTGCACAATCGAAGGATGAAGTGCAGAAGGATGCTAGGAATGTACCTGACCCATTCATAAAGAAATTTTGGCAACCTAGAACATCTGTTAAAGAAGGTTTGACAAAAGTATTTGAGGAGATGAGAAAGGATTATGAATAAGTATGATGCCGAGGCAGCAGCACTAAGAGAGGCAGTTGAAAAGGCGAAGAAGAGTCCTACAGGAATGGATTTTCCTGTCCTAGGACCTGATTCTAAATTTCCTATCAATCTTTATTGTAATGATTCATTAGAACCATCTACTTCGGCAAACAATAGGTCGGTATATACTAGATGGATGCGTAATGGTACTGGTCTTGTGAACCTCTATGTAAATGGAGAGGCACTAAAAGTTTTAGAGGACAACAGTGATAAACCAAAGTTTATTTGGTTGTTGGAATCTAGGGAAATTATTCCAGACCAATATAAATTTATCGAGGAGAACTATGATTTTGTTGCTAGTCGTGTCGATGGCATTTTTACTTGCGATCAGAGACTCACGCATGAGGCTGGTCCTGACGGTAAATTTCTTTATTGTATCTCTAATGCTGCTCCTTGGGTCATGGATAGGGATGTATACAGCAAGTCAAAACTTGTCTCAATGGTCGCATCTAACAAAGGATATACTGTGGGACATCAACGCCGTCTCAAAGTAGTAGAAGCATACTATAAAAAACAAGGTGGTGATGATTTATTTGGTTGGGGATTACCTCAAGAGTTACCACTCAAAGAAAAGTCAAAAGCATTGAGAGATTATATGTTCTCCTTTGCAGTAGAGAACGCAAACTATCCAACTTACTTTACTGAGAAGTTGACAGATTGTTTTGCGTGTGGAACTATTCCAGTGTATTATGGTACTGCTGGAGTTGCCCAATACTTCAATCCAGAAGGTATCATCTTCTTAGATGAGAAAAAGCCTTGGGAAAATATTCCTTGGGATAAACTCACACCTGAGTATTATGAATCCAAGAAAGATGTAATACAAGAAAACTTTGAGATTGCTCAGTGCATGAGAGTCGCAGAGGATTACATGTATGGAAATTATTTTGCACAACTCGACCCACTTAGACATCAAAAACCACAAATATCATGAGTGAAATTATTGACGTATCTGCAACTACTGTCACAGATGACCGTAGTGGATGGCAAGCAGAAGATCAAATTGCCGTAGAATATCTTGAAGCATGTAAGGAAGCAGTTGCATCTGATGAGGCCTTTGCAAACTTCAAATCTAATCCAAAGTACAAAACTATTTTAGAACATGTACTTAAAGAACAAGGACAAGCATATCTAAACATCTGTAAGGATATGAATGAGGATGCAGTCTGGGAAAACATTGAGGCATTCAAAGAGAATGATAAGATTGGTAATCCAGAACTGTATCCGTATCCAGGCATGAAAGGTACGATATCTCCTACAACTCTCAGGTATATGAAAAATACTTTTGAGTGTGGATTCCTACTTGATGGTGCTCCTATCAGTAAGATTGTAGAAGTAGGTGGTGGGTATGGTGGACTCTGTAGAGTCTTGAGTAAAGTGTGTGAGTTTGATGAATATATTTTGATCGACTTACCAGAAGTATCTGCCTTGCAGAGAAAATATCTAGATCAGTTTGAAGATCTAAAAGACAAGGTAACATGTATTCCGTGTACAGAGTATGAAGAGATTAAAGATGTTGATCTTTTCATTAGTAACTATGCTCTATCTGAATGTGATCTTCCTACACAGATGGCATATTACGATAAGATTATCACGAATTCAAAATATGTTTATATGATATACAACCTTGTCAATTTCAATGAATTCTATTATAATGATTTTATTGAAAAGATTAAAAAAGATTACACCTTTGATACAGGTCGTGATTATGAAAACACTGTCATTCTAGCAACCAGAAAATGAATCGTATCCAAGATTATAAATCACTTACCATTGATATGGTTGGGTGGTTGTGTAAGTATGCACATGATAATAATGTAGACAGTTTTGTAGTAGGAGTTTCTGGTGGAATTGATTCCGCCGTTGCTTCTACT